CAGGGCGGCTTCATTGCAATTGATAGCGATGAGCAAGACGAACCGATGCAAAAGCGCCGGAACGCCTCCTATTACTGATTCTGAAAGCGCAACATGGCAACCAACATTGACACCGCTCTGAACCCCCTGGAAATGGGATTGATGGGCGATGAGCCTGCGATTGAGATTGAGATTGAAAACCCGGATGACGTAAAGATCGGGATTGATGGCGTTGAGATTGATCTGATGCCGGAACCTCTGCTGGCAGAAGAGTTTGACGCAAACCTCGCGGAGTTCATGGACGAGGGTGAGCTTCAGACGCTGGCCTCAGAGCTTGTCTCCCTGGTAGACGCAGACATCAACTCCAGAAAAGACTGGACAGAGATGTTTGTCAAGGGCCTGGAAGTCCTTGGCATGAAGTATGAAGAGCGCACTGAGCCCTGGAACGGGGCTTGTGGCGTGTATAGCCCGCTCCTGACGGAGGCGGCTATCAGGTTCCAGTCAGAGATGATTACCGAGACCTTCCCTGCTCAAGGTCCGGTCAAAACGCAGATCATCGGAGCGATTGATCGTCTTAAGGAAGACGCAGCAGAACGTGTCCGCGATGACATGAACTACATGCTGACCGAGAAGATGATTGACTACCGCTCGGAGCATGAGCGGATGCTGTACTCCCTGGGGCTCTCAGGCGCAGCGTTTAAGAAGATCTACCCGAACCCCAGCACAGAACTGCCTGCGGCTCCTTTTGTCCCGGCAGAAGACTTGATCATGCCCTATGGGGCATCCAATGTTTACACCGCTGAGCGTGTCACCCATGTGATGCGCAAGACGGAAAACGAGATTAAGAAGCTGCAGGTTGCAGGCTTCTACATGGATGTAGAACTGGGTGAGCCTGTCAGGTTCTTCACTGACATTGAGAAGAAAAAGGCGGAAGAACAAGGGTATACCCTTACGGACGACGAGCGCTATCAGGTTCTGGAGATCCACGTAGACTGGGACATGCCGGGGTACGAAGATGAAGTTCCTTTGCCGTATGTGGTCACGGTTGAAAGAGGCACTCAGACGGTTCTGTCAATCCGGCGAAACTGGAACGAAGACGACAGCAAAAAGCTCAAGCGACAGCACTTCGTCCAATACACCTATATTCCTGGTTTTGGCGCTTATGGCCTGGGTTATATCCACCTTATTGGTGGTTATGCTCGCGCTGGCACTTCCATCATTCGCCAACTCGTTGATGCTGGAACCCTGTCCAACCTGCCCGGTGGTCTGAAAAGCCGGGGATTGCGAATCAAGGGCGATGACACGCCCATCGCTCCAGGCGAGTTCCGTGATGTAGACATCCCCTCCGGCACGGTGCGGGACAACATCATGCCACTGCCGTACAAGGAGCCCAGTCAGGTTCTGGCTGCTCTGCTTGAGCGGATCACAGAAGAGGGCAGACGCCTTGCGGCCATCGCAGATCTAAAGGTCAGCGATATGTCTGCCCAGGCCCCGGTGGGCACCACGCTGGCTATTCTTGAGCGTCAACTCAAGACCATGAGCGCGGTACAGGCGCGTGTACACGCAAGCCTGCGCATGGAGTTCAAGCTGCTCAAAGAAATCATCCGCGACTTCCTGCCTGCAGATTATTCCTACACGCCAGAAGGCGGGGACCGGTCGGTCAAACAGTCCGACTACGACTTGGTTGAGGTTATCCCGGTCAGCGATCCAAACGCAGCCACTATGGCGCAGCGGATCATGCAGTACCAAGCTGCTCTGCAACTAGCTCAAGGCGCGCCGCAGATTTATGACCTGCCACAACTGCATCGGCAGATGCTGGAAGTATTGGGTATAAAGAACGCAGAGAAATTGGTTCCAGTTGAGGACGATCAAAAACCGCGTGATCCTGTGTCAGAAAACATGAGTTTCTTGACCGGGAAACCCACTAAGGCGTTCATCTATCAAGATCATCAGGCCCATATTGCAACCCATATGAGCCTTATGCAAGACCCCATGATCATGCAGATGATTGGTCAAAGCCCGATGGCTCAGCAAATGCAAGGCGCGGTTATGGCGCACATTGCGGAGCACATGGCTTTTGCTTATCGCCAACAGATTGAGCAGCAGCTTGGTGTGCCTATGACGGCACCGGATCAGGAGTTGGATGAGCAAACGGAAGTGCAGTTGTCGCGTCTGGTAGCCCAAGCAGCGCAGCAATTGTTACAGGCAAACATGGGCAAGGCACAGCAGCAGCAAGCCCAGCAAATGGCTCAAAACCCGCAAATGCAAATGGCGCAAATGGAGCTTCAGCTTAAGGCGGAAGAACTCAAGCGCAAGGAAGCCGACAGTCAGCGTGACTTCCAGATTGCTCAGCAAAAGATTGCTCTTGAGCAACAACGCTTGCAAGTTGAAACGCAAAAGGAAGCGGCTCGTTTACAAGCGCAACAATCTCAAGGAGACAAGAAACTTCGAGCAGATATGGTGAAGAGTATGATTAAACCATCGCAACAACCGCGCACAAAACAATAAGGAGTAAATATGACCACTGCGTTTAACGTGGTTATCAAAGAAATTGAGGAGCGCCGTGACTCCATCGCACAAGCGCTTATCTCAGGCTCGGCAAAAGACTACGCCGAGTATAAATTCATGACGGGTGAAATCCAAGGTCTTTCACGCGCTCATGCTTTTGTAACCGACCTTGTGCGAAAGATGGAAAACGACGATGAGTGAAATTCTCCTAAGTGACGGTGCCAGCACCACTGTATTGCCCGAGACAGACGCAGAAAAGGCCCGTCAGGTGCCCGATCCTGTGACTTATCACTTGCTCTGCATGTTGCCCAAAGCGGATGAAGAGTACGAGAGCGGGCTGGTCAAAGCAGGCCAGACCATGCACTTTGAAGAGGTGATGAGCCCGGTGCTGTTTGTCGCCAAGATGGGGCCCGATTGCTACAAAGATCCGCTGCGCTTTCCCAGTGGGGCTTCATGCAAAGTAGGCGATTTCGTCCTCGTGAGACCGAATACGGGCACGCGCCTGAAGATTCATGGTACTGAGTGGCGCTTGATCAATGACGATAGCGTTGAAGCAGTGGTGGAGGATCCTCGCGGCATCCAGAAGGGCGGGCGATGAAGCCCGAAGAAAACGAGTTTTTGGGCGTAACTGACGACTTCATTTGGTATGAAGTCCAAGATATGGGCAAACAACTCAACACAATAGCTGGACGACTCCAAGATATGGAGCGCGTAGTCAAAGCTCGCTCACGCGAAACATTTGATTATGTTCACTTCTTGCAGAAAAAGATGCAGGAATTGAAAGCCGAGGTGGAATCACTTAGGAGTAAGGAATGAGCGAATTCAAGTTCCCAGATGAGATTGAGGCTGGAAAGCCCGAAGCAGAAGAGAAGCTGCAGATTGAGATCGAAGGCGAAACCGAGATTGAGGTCGTAGACGACACTCCTGAGGCAGACCGTGGTCGCAAGCCAATGAAGGAGGCCCCTTCAGAGGTCACAGACGACGAACTTGCCCAGTACTCCGAGGGTGTGAAGAAGCGCATCCAGCACTTCTCCAAGGGCTATCACGAGGAGCGCAGAGCCAAAGAAGCGGCTTTGCGTGAGCGTGAAGAGGCAGTGCGTCTGGCTCAAAACCTTGTTGAGGAAAACAAACGCCTTCAAGGCAGTTTGGGACAAGGTCAGCAAGCCCTACTTGAACAGGCCAAAAAGGTTGTTCAAAACGAGTTAGATCAAGCCAAACAGAAGTTCAAGGCCGCTTATGAAGCGGGGGACTCTGATGCTTTGGTTGAAGCTCAAGAAGCACTTGCTGCTGCTAAATACAAAGCAGAGCGAGTAAACAATTTCAAGCCAGCAGTTGCACAGCCGCAAACTCCTGTGGTACAACCGGCTCCGCAACCAGAGCAAACAGTCAGAGTTGATTCCAAAGCCAAAGCGTGGAAAGAAGCCAATTCTTGGTTTGGGGACGACAAGGAAATGACTGCCCTTGCCCTGGCAGTACATCAAGATCTTGTGGAAAGTGGGGTAGATACAAGCAGCGATGAGTACTACGAGAAAATCAATGCTCGTGTACGAAAGCGGTTCCCAGAAGCGTTTAACTCTGAGAAGCCTAAGAAATCGTCGGTTGTAGCGCCCGCCACGCGAAGCACAGCGCCCAAAAAAATCGTGTTGACGCAATCACAAGTTCAAATCGCCAAGCGGCTCGGACTGACTAATGAGCAGTACGCCCGTGCGGTTGCGGAAGAGATGAGGAAACAAAATGGCTGAACGTAATCCCCGTGAACTGGACACCCGCGCTAAGGCTGAACGGCCCAAGCAATGGATGCCTCCACAACTCCTGCCCGACCCCAATCCTGAGGCTGGGTATGCTTTCCGTTGGATTCGCGTCAGCACGCTCGGGACCAATGACCCGATGAATGTTTCCGCAAAACTCCGCGAGGGCTGGGAGCCCGTAAAAGCAAGCGAACATCCCGAGATTCAACTGGGAGGAGGTGGCTCAGGTCGCTTCCCGGACAGTATTGAAGTCGGTGGTCTGCTGCTTTGCAAAACCCCAAAGGAGTTCACTGAGCAGCGAAATGCCTTCTACCAGCGTCAAGCTGACGGGCAGATGGCATCAGTGGACAACAACTTCATGCGCGATAACGACCCCCGGATGCCTCTGTTCAAAGAGCGCCGCTCTGAGGTGTCGTTTGGGCGCGGTTCCTAATCCAAGGAGTTTCAGATGGGATACCCCACGATTGATGCACCTTACGGCTTCAAACCCGTAAACCTCATTGGTGGTCAGGTATTCTCAGGTTCTACCCGAGAGTACCCGATTGCCTACAACTATGGCACTGCCATTTACTACGGTGACTTTGTCCAGCTTTCGAGCGGCTTTGTGACCATCCTTGCCAACACCATCACGGGTAACGCTGCGGTTGGTGTGTTCCTGGGCTGCTCGTACACCGATCCGGTGACCAAGCAGAAGCGGTTCTCCCAGTACTACCCTGCCAACACCC